TCTTGGGAATGAAGTACGATAACCACCTGCTCCACCTCCACCACCTGTTCCTCCACCTGCTCCTCCACCTCCAGCGACAACTAAATAATCTGCTTCAAGAGGACCGAATCCTGGTGAGGTATATGTTCCTGATGCTGTGAATGGTGTGGTTAAATCTCCACGAACTGGGTTTTGTACTGGACCGATAATTCCGCCATTAGACATAGCTTGAATCTCCGGTTAACTTATATCTTCATAACTAATAATGCATTCTAAATCAGAGTTAGCGCTTGCGCCTCCAATGATAGATTGATTTTCCATTAGATAGAAAGATGAGTTCTTGTCGACTAAATTTAATGTTGCATCTGCTGGTACAGAAATAGTTGCAGCAAGTGCAATAGAAGTTCCCGTTCCGCCGGCATTTGTATTCCAATCAATAGTTACATCTGCAGCGTTTGTTCCGTCTACGTTTGCAACCATGATAGATTCTATTTTAAAAACTTTTCCTGATGCTGCTGCGTTAGCAAGTAATACTGTTGTAAGAGTTGTAGTTAATGCAATACCTGTGGTATTACCGAATATCGAGTTTACTGATACTATATTTGGATTTGCCATATTTTATCTCCTTGTTAATTATTATCCGAAAACTAATGTTAATGCAATAGATTTTCCAGCCGTAATTCCGTTATTCACTTGAAAAGATGGCGTAGAAGTAGTTCCATTTGAGGTTAGTATAAAGCCCGCAGTAGTATTAGTAATACCACCGAAAACACCATTATTATTAAATTGAACGAATGTATTAGAACCGCCTGGAGTTGCTGCAGGCACCGCTGAAATAACTGAAGTTGTTGCTGGGTCTACAATAACATAGTTTTTAGAACCTGTTGCAATAGATACAGTTGTAGAACCACCTGATGAAATAGTAGCTGTTGCACCTGAATTGTTTATGATGACATAATCTTTTTCTATATTTGGAACTGAAACTGTAACTGTAGTTGCTGATAATGCTCCTGATAAAATAATTGTTTTATTTCGTCCTGCTTCATCTGTGAATGTCGTAGAAGTTGCATTTGATGTAAATGCTAAAGTTGTATTTCCTGTTAGTGTAATTGTAACTACACCTGCGATTGCATTATCTATTTCTTGTAAATTGACGTTAGTTAATTCTCCCCATGTTCCGGAGTTTTCGCCAGTCGCTTGTAGGTTTAAACCTAAATTACTAAATGTACTTGCCATATTAGATTCTCCATATCACTTTTATTGTTATATTTCAATCCAATTTTGTCCTGTGATTGGATTTATAGCAGACCAGCTTTGACCTGTTGTTGGATTTATAATATTCCAGCCATATATAATAGGGCTTCCTGAACCTACTGTCAATTGATTTGAAGAAGGTATTATTACCTGATCTGTTGAAAGTATTACATTTCCAACCCCTACCGTTACTTGATTTCCTGTAACAAAATATCTGGATTCTATGTTAACAGTGCCTACATTAACCGTTACACTAGAGCCGGTAGCCGTGACTCCTAATCCTAGTGAAAAAGTAGGATTACCAACTTGAACATTAACTTGATTACCTATTACATCTACAAAGTTTTTACCGTTTATTTCAACATCTCCTACAGATGTGACAACACTTGAACCTGTTGCTTGAATAACTGTTGGTAATTGAATAACAACTTGCCCCGTTCCTATTTGAACGCTTGAACCAGTTACTGTAAATACATCATCTAAACTAAATGATACTGTTCCAACATTAATATCTAATTCTTCACCAACAACTGCATCTGTTACCGATCCTCCTGCAAATATATTTGGACTTTGAACAAGTAAATTTAATAAATTTGTGGTCGCATCAACATTAGATTTTGCAGTGATGATGGCATCACCAATCGTTAATGTTAAATTATTTCCGGTAACTTCTACAGTTGCTTTACCAGCAAATGTAATTGTACCTGTTTCAACTTGTAAATTATTTCCGATTAAAGCAACTTCTGCTTTACCTACTATAGAAATGGTTCCTGAATTTAATGATAGAGCATCTATTGGAACAGATTCATTCCAAGCTCCTTGTCCCCACGTAACTCTGCCCCAACCTTGTGCTAAACCTACTTCAACAACTACATCAGTAGTCTGTTGACCCCATTCGCCTTGACTCCATGGATGTATGCCCCAAGTATTATTAGCCATAATTTTTTATGGCGAACTACTACGATATTCTCAAGATTGCGCTTGTTGAATTCGCTGCTGGGAACTGAATAGTAAAGTCGCCGTTCGTTGAAGTTTTATCACCACCGAAATCTAATACTACAACTGCTTTGCTTCCGTTGGATGTATTATAGATTAACGCACACGCTGCAGTAATAGTTGCTGTTGTAAAAGTTACATCGTTAAAATCTACGAATGCAACATTCTGTGCAACGGTTGGTGAAATATTTACAAGAGTTGCTCCTGTAGCAGTATAACCTGTACCTGTTACTTCAACACTTGATCCGATTGTTGCAGCATAAACTGTAGTAGTTGCAGCAGCAAAACCTGAAACGGTATTGTATAAAGCTAATTTAAATGTATCGCCTGTAGAAGCTGTAAAATCGTGAATTGCTTCAAATAATTCTTCTTTAAAACTATCTGGTACTATGTTTGCCATATTAACTCCTTAATTATTATGATGGTGGCGGCGAGTCTACTACAACTCTAGGTTCTCCGTCAACATATTCGTCTCTTCTTCTTCTACCTGTCTGTTCAACACCGAAAGATTCTCTCGCTTGTTGATAAGATTGTTCGTAGACTTGTATCATATCTGCTGGACCTTTCAAGTATTTATATGTCTCTACTAAAGAACCATAAAGAAGTAAATCTTGAGCAAAAGTAGATATATAAGTCGTTGAAGTTGCTGAATTACCAGCAGTTATAGAAGTTCCTTGTGAATAATAAGCAATATTAATTGCATAAGTTGTATTAGGAGTAGGAGCTACAAACCAAGTAGTTTCATTCCAGTTTGCCCAATATCTAGGTTTATCATAATAAGTAGAAGATAATGGAAGATTATTAAATTCTGCCATGTAAGAACTATCTTTTTGTTCTAATGTAGAAAATTCTCCATTTGGAGAAATCATTTCAACATATCTAATATTACGAAGTCCTGATGGTACAGAAATAGTTGTTGTTCCTGCAGTAGTTACTGCTGATGCATATAATCTAAAAGCATCAATATTTAATTCTCTATAAATTCTATTTTCAGTATTTTGTACAATTACAGAAACTGTAGAATCAGATAATCCATTACTATCTACTTCTGTATAATTTCTAATTTGAGTTACTAATTGTGAATACGTTAGTGCCATATTATATTGTCTCCGCTGTCGCCGATCCGCCGCCAATGGTTGTATTTAATAAACCAGTTCCTGACGATGCGTTAAAACGATAATTATCTAAATTAACAACTGTTATACTATATCCAGTTGACGTTGTTAAGACTGATTGTTGAAATCCTGAAGAAGTTAAAAAAGCATTCACCACTGTTAAATTTTGAAATCGAACAGTATTACCTGTTATTTTACCATGATTTGGTTGATTCACTTGTATTGTAGAACTACCTGCTGTCACTTCAAAAGCATTATTAGGGAGTGCAACTGCAGAAGGACCAACTGAAGGTTGTCCACCAAAATTCCCGCTCGCGCCCGCGAGAGTCTGTCCGTTGATTGTATATTGATTAGTATTTAAAACTGTTAATGAAAATCCAAGTGTTGTATTTAACATTGCATTAGTAAATCCATTTACCGCATTTACATTTGTAAATATAATTTTATTTCCTGTCGTTTTTTCATGACCTGGTTCATTAACTAAAATAGTAGAACTACCTGCCGTTGATAATAATGGATTGAATGCCAATAACACAACTGATAATGGCTCTACACGATCTGGTCGTGCGTTGAGCAATCCTTGCGGATCGTTGCCTGGTACTTTCGGTTCTAATTGAGGTTGTTTAGGTTCGTATTCTGTATAATGAACAAATGATCCATTCCACTCGGTTACCATTTCGTCGTACGGGAATCGTTGGCCAGATCGATCTGATATGGCGTAAGACTTCTTACCTGTAGCAAAAGTTGTCATTATACACCATCTCCATAGAATGTTTTTGGTGATATAAATAATGAAGTTCTTTGTCCATCTTCTTGTAAAGCTCTTTGTAATTCATCTTCATAAACTAACTTTAACATTTCAGTTTTTTCTGGTCGGTAAGTAATACTTAAATAGTAAGCAAGACCAGAAGTTAAACATGGTAAAAATCTAAATACGACATCTGGAGTGTTTGTATATTTTCCAGCATCTTCAATTCTTGCAAGATAATAAAATCTTAATTGATAATTGCTTGGTGTGCTTTGACTAGAAAATCCAGATCCTGGTGTTTGATATAAGAATATACTTGGTTGATATGTTCTTTGAACATAATATTGAGAAGGTGTTCCTTGTGATAATTTATTAGGTAATGCTGCATATGCAGATCTATCTATTTTAGTCAATGAAGTATCTGTTGGTAATGAAGCATTAGGTGAAGTATTATTTCTAATATAAGCTTCTAATACATCATTAATATCGTTTGGATAATTTGTCGGATCAATAGTATAACTATATTCAGCTTGTCCTAATACTAATGGAATTGTAGCTAATTTTACTTTCCATAAATGTACACCTCTATTATCCCATTCAGATAATAAAATATTTAAATTTCTTCTTGCTGCTTTTAAATGATAACCAGTTCTAGTTCCTCCAATACCTACACGTCCGTAAGCTTCATCAAAAAGCTCATCTAGTTCAAGATTGAAACTTGTAGTTCCGGAAGTAGTCATCTACTCTCCTACTTGTCTATAAATAACGTAATACTTAATGCACCACTATTTGCAGTTACACCAATACCGTCAACAATTCCTGTACCATTTCTTGTAGCATATAGAACACCATCTTCAGGAATGTTTAATGTTTCAGTTTGATTAGCAGCAACTTGAACTGGAATATAAACTTGCGTGTTAGTAGAAGAACTAACAGTTGTAGCATTTGCTAAACCATTAATAATTGCTGTTCCTGAACTTCCTGTCGATTGAATCATATAACCACGAAGTCTTGTAGGTCCTGTAAAAAGAACTGCATTTGTAGAACTTGTAACGACTGGTTTTACATCACTTTTGTAACTCATTTTATCTCCTTATATTAATAGAGCTCCCGAAGGAGCTC